CCCCCGTGATATGGGTTTCTGCAGAAAGAGCATATCAGATAAAAAATAAAAAAGAACTGCATGATGATTCGGGCACACTAATTCTTCCACTTATTACAGTTGAGAGAATAGAAGTTACTAAAGATCCAATTCGAAAAGGCGCTTTTTGGGGCAACGTACCACCAAATAGTGATTATAAAAATGGCTCTATAATGGTATCTCGAAGGATAAACCAAGAAAAAACCGCAAATTTTGCAAAAACGGGGGCATATAATAAAAAAGGGCAAATTAACTTCCCTAGAAAGAATAATAAAATTGTTTACGAAAGGCACATCATTCCAATGCCTGTATATGTTGATATCACTTATTCAGTTACAATGCGAACAGAATATCAACAGCAAATGAATGAAATGATCACGCCTTTTATTACAAAAACTGGAGGCATTAATCATTTTGTAATGAGAGATAATGATCATTTTTACGAAGGATTTATCGAGGCCCCATTCACTCCGGAAAACAACATTGCAACTTTGGGAAACGAAGAGAGACAATATCAAACAAAAGTAGGCATAAAAGTCTTAGGCTATTTAATTGGAGCCGGCCCAAATCAAGAAACTCCAAAAGTTATCGTGCGACAAAGTGTCGTAGAAGTTAAGATGCCACGAGAGCGCGTAATCGCAGAAGATGCGCCCGAGCTAGATGATAAGAATGCTTTTTACAAAGAATAAAGGAATTTCGAAATTCTCATTACTATTTATTAGAGAAAAAGAACACTTGCTTAAGCTTTTAAAAGAGGAGAAAATCGCTAATGTCAGTCGATAAATTTAAATTTGTATCCCCGGGAATTTTTGTTGAGGAAATTGATCAATCTCAATTAAAAGCCGAACCTGCTCGAATGGGCCCTGTAATTATTGGCCGCGCCTCACGAGGCCCCGCCATGAAACCAGTCACAGTTAATTCATTTGCAGAATTTGTTGAAATTTTTGGTGCTCCTATTCCTGGCGGAAAAGCCAATGATGTTTGGAGAAAAGGAAATTATTCCGGACCAACATATGGCGCGTATGCAGTGCAAGCATATTTAAAAAATAGCAGCCCTGTAACATTTGTTAGACTCCTTGGAAAACAAGCTTCAAATGCAGACAGTTCGGAGACATATGGCCAAGCCGGTTGGCAAACTAGCAATCGAGTCACGCGCATCGCTTCAACCAATGGCGGCGCCTATGGCTTGTGGGTTATTGAATCTGGCTCTGCGGGAACCCATTTCGGAGTGTCCTCCGAACATGCAAGAACTGGCTCATTGGCCGCCGTTTGGTATTTAAATGCGGGAACAATCGAACTTACAGGCACCATCAGAGGCGGAGGCTCAAACGATGTAACAAGCGGTTCTTGCGTAATGATTAAAAGCCTAGGCGGCACTCGTGAAACTACTGAATTTAGAGCTATCATTAAAGATACGACTGGCGCCAAAGTTATTAATACGGCGTTTAATTTTGATACCACATCAGACAAGTATATTCGAAAAGTTTTTAATACTAATCCAATGCTAACAAATACTTCAATCTATACGGCAACCCAAGCCACAGGATCAAACCTATATTGGCTTGGCGAAACTTTTGAAAGAACGGTTGGTGAAAAACTAACAGCAACCGGAGCAGGCAAAGCTCATGGCGTTATTCTTTCGCTTTCTTCTGGTAGTCTCGAATATAGCAAGCACAGAAAAGAATCAATCAATGCTGAAACTGGATGGATTATCTCTCAAGATTTAGGAACCGTTGTTGCTAATAATTCAAATAATTACGATGCACTAGATCCAAATAGAACCAAAAGATTATTTAAATTCGTTGCATTAGATACCGGGGAATGGAATCAAAATAATATAAAAGTTTCTATTAGCGATATAAAGCCTGCAACTTCAAATACAACTTGGCCAACTTTTACAGTTGAAGTCCGCGGTATCACCGATAACGACAAAAACAAACAAATTCATGAAAAATATTCAAATTGCAATTTGAATCCATCTTCAGCAAATTATATTGGACGAAAAGTGGGCACAAAATATGTTAAATGGAATAGCACGGCCAAGCGCCTAGAACGCTTTGGTGATTATGATAATGTATCTAAACACATGAGAGTCGAAATACATGGCGGCCCGCCCAATCGCGAACATATTCCATTTGGAGCTTATGGGCCAATTCGCTTTAAAGGATTCATCATTTATAGTGGTTCTAACGGCGACAACAATCTACATAAATTTACTTCCACCACCGCGCCCACTCCAACTTTTGTTGAAGCTGCCGATGATATTGCAATGACGCACTTAACCGCCTCCAGAGTGTGCGACGATGGTGTATGGACTGGCAACCCAAAATTTAGATTAACCGCCAGTTACGTATTCCCAGCAGTCGCTCTTCGAACATCTGCTTCTGAAGGTGGAATTACTGATGAAACTAAAGCATACTGGGGCGCTGACACAACAAGAAGAGGGGCTACTAATGTACAATTTGAGCCAAGCGTAGTAGATTGTGTTCGTACTTTACCAGGCCAATCTGCAGCGGCCTTTGATATTGTTGATAGTCCGATTACCACGGGCCTCAAAAACGCAGAACGCCAATGGGCATTTACATTAGATGATATTAGGTATGACAATGTAAAACTAAGTTTTCACTATAGTAGCGGTAGCCGCGCAGCTGGTAATTCTTGGACAGCGTTGAGCGGCTCAAATAGTTTATTGACAGGTTCTACGGCCGGCATTAATAGATTTACAACAGTGTTTGCCCACGGCTTCGATGGTTTAGATATTAAAGAGCGAGAACCATTTAGAAACGAAGATGTCCTGGCAGCAGGAAAATCCACAGGCGAAGAAGCTAGCTATGCATATCATACTCTTATGAGAGCAATTTCTACTGTTGAAGACGCAGAACAAGTTGAATGCAATTTAATGGCAATTCCAGGCGTGACAAACACTAAAATTACAGAACGTTTGATTAGAGTTTGTGAAGAGCGCGCAGACGCCCTGGCCGTTATAGATATCGAAAACGATTTCGTTCCCGACACGGAGAATACATCTGATGACGCGACGCGCCTAGGCGATGTTGATCAGGCTGTAAGAGGCATGAAAGATCGCGAAATCGATTCAAGTTATGGTGCCGCATATTATCCATGGGTACAAGTTAAAGATAAACTGGAAGGAACAGTTTTCTGGTGCCCGCCATCAGTAGTCGCACTGGGAGCAATGGCATACAGCGAAGCTGTAAAGAATGTTTGGTTCGCCCCAGCCGGCTTTTCGCGCGGTGGATTAACCGCCACAGGTGCTGGCGGCCTTCCAGTAATTGGAGTACGCCAACATTTAACATCTAAACATAGAGATAAACTTTATGATGTCAATGTTAACCCGATTGCATCGTTCCCGGCCGAAGGTATCGTAATTTTTGGCCAAAAAACATTGCAATTAACACCATCGGCATTAGACAGAGTTAATGTGCGAAGATTGTTGATTTTCCTCAAGAAAGAAATTTCAAGAATCGCAGCAGCAACCTTGTTTGAACAAAATGTTAAAGAAACTTGGAATGGCTTCTCTGCAGAAGCAGGAAGGTTGTTGAATTTCGTTAAATATGACTTTGGTTTAACTGAGTACAAATTGGTCTTAGACGAAACCACAACAACTCCAGACTTAATTGACAGAAACATTATGTATGCAAAAATCTTCTTGAAGCCAGCTAGAGCAATTGAATTTATTGCACTTGATTTTATTATTACTAGCGCCGGCGCTTCTTTTGAAGATTAATATAGTAAAAAAAAATATTAACACTATTTATTTACAGTAGAGAGAAAATTTTATAAGGGAGAGAACACAACATGGCTGGTAATTTTTGGTCCGCAGCACCTGAAACAAAACGTGCATATAGATGGGTAGTTTATATTAATAATATACACACATACATGGCAAAATCTGTTTCTAAGCCAACCGTCTCAGTTTCTGAAATTTCTCACAGATTTATTAATCATACTTTTTGGTATCCCGGCCGAGTAGAATGGAATCAAGTTAGCGTTGTGCTAGTTGACCCTATTAGCCCGGATGCCGTAAAAACAGTGATGGGGATTGTTGAAGCTTCTGGATATCAGCCGCCCGATAACCCCAATGGCGAAAACGGCTCCGGCCGTTGGCCAACTATAGCAAAAAGTTCAGCAGTTAACGCTCTTAACGGCGTTACAATTGAACAAGTCGACAACACTGGCAGAATGGTTGAAAAGTGGGTTCTTAAAAATCCATGGGTTAAAGATGCCTCCTTTGGCGATCTAAGTTATGACAATGAAGATATTGTGACAGTTTCATTGACGCTCCGATACGATTGGGCATATTTAGAAACTGCGAACCCAGGACACCCACTCCAAGGCGTCGCGGGTGGATATTCCACAGCTAGACGATTCCCAAGAGCATGGAACGGTTCTCTCTAATATACAATAATAAACTAAATAAGAGGCAATAATGAGAAACAATGAAGAGCGTTTTCAAGCACATAGCGCAGATTCAACCCCACCTCCAGTAGAAGAGGTAAAACCTTTACATTTTATAACACCTACGGATTTTGTTGAGCTTCCTTCAAAAGGGAGATATTATCCAAAGGACCATCCGCTATGCGACCATGAGCATCTAGAAATCCGACAAATGACCGCAAAGGACGAGGACATTTTAACCTCCGCAGCCCTTTTGAAAAAGGGCATTGCAGTTGAAAGGCTGGTTGAAAATTTGATAGTGGATAAAAATGTCAATGTAGAAGAGTTGTTGGTAGGCGATAAAAGCGCAATATTAATTACAGCAAGAATATCTGCATATGGGCCCATGTATGAAACAAAGGTTCAGTGCCCCTTTTGCGATCATTATTCAAATTATGAGTTTGATTTACGCGAAATTAAAATTAATCATGGCAAAGAGCCTTCAGATTTAGGTGAAGTCGCTCTAACTAAAGACAAAACATTTATTATAACTTTGCCAAATAGCACAGCAAAGGTTGAAACGAGGCTCCTGACAGGCATGGATGAAAAAAAATTCATATATTCTATGCAGCAGCATAAAAAGCATAATCTTGAATTAGCAACGGTTACGGATCAGATGAAAACGTTTATTATTTCTGTTAACGATGTCACCGATTCGACGCAGGTTTCAAACTTTATCGATAACATGCCGGCGAAAGATTCTCGATACCTTCGGAATGCATATTCACAACTGGCACCGAATATAGACTTAACGCAATATTTTGCATGCACGTACTGTAATTCAGAAACAAAAATGGAGGTTCCGCTTACCGCGGACTTTTTTTGGCCTAAGTGATAAATATATGGAAGAGGTGTACGAACAGTTCTTCCTACTAAAATACCACAGTGGCTGGAGCTTGTTTGAGGCCTATAATTTACCAGTTGGATTAAGAAACTGGTTCATAAAAAGACTTATAAAACAGTTCGAACAAGAAAAACAAGATTACGAAAAAATAAAAAATAATAAAAAATAATAATTTTTAAGCCAAGGAAATTTCCTTGGCTTTTTATTTTCATTTAGCATACTATTTACTATACAAAGGCGGAGGATATTTCATGGAATTAGTACCAAGATATTTAGATTTAAGACAGGCACAAAAAGGCCAAATTAACGAAAGCTTTTTGGCTATGTTTGGAGAAACCCTTAAAATAATTTTAAAAAGAATGTTTGGACGAATCCCCTCGGCCCAAGAATTAGAACAACATTTAACAGAAAACGAAGAAGATAACCCAGAACTTGGCGATGTAAAGATTAAAGGCACCAAAGCACAAATGAAAGCTCTGGCTTTAGCCCTCTCCGCGGAAAAAAAATACATGGAATCATATGTTCACTGGGGTTTAAAAGATGAAAGAACAAAAGAATCAAGATACGAATTATATGATGCAATCGAAACTTTTGAAAATATAACGGGCCTTCTATGGCCATTTAAATAAGGAATTAATTAACTAATGGCTGACGAGACAGGCCCTCCAATTGACCCAGCAGCATTGCAGGCCCAAGTGGCCGGCGCCGAACAACTACGCGAATTACTTTTCCAAATTCATTCAATAAAAAGCCAACTTACACAAGACGATGCCCAGCTGGTTCAAATGGCCCAGCAGCAAGTTCAATCATACGAAGCCGCACTTAAGCAAAAGCTTCAAATGGCACAAGCCGAAGGCCAGATACTTGACTCCGAGCAAAAAAGAAACTTCATCATCAAAGAGGAGGTTGCGGAGTTAAGAAACCAACTAAACCTCATAACCACCACAGACGCAACAAGAAAAAGAAATCTAGAATCTATTAGGGCAAAACAACGCGCCATTAACACGGAAATCACAGCAGCAATTCAGCAACATGGACAAGAGCACAGTACGGTTCTATCTCTTCAAAAAAGGTTAAATAGCGCAAAAGATCAAGAACGCGCCCTTCTTAGCAGCAATCTACAACTAACAGAACAGCAACGTCAAAGTTTAGTTAGCCGACTGCAGTCTGAAATAGAATATCGGCGCGCCGCAGTACAAACCTCAGATATAACGAAAAGCGCACATAGAGCATTATTAGGCTTAAGTGGCGAATGGCGAAACACACTTCTCGGCGCGTTTGGAACAATGACAAAATCTGCTGTGCAATCCCAAGGCGCTATTAAAGGATTAATTACTTCAGCAAACAGTTTAGTTAATTCCCTAAATAACGCCGCATCTGTATCAAACATTGTTGGCTCAACTATAATGAAAATTCAAGAGAAAACGATTTACATGGTCAAAGAAATTGATCGTTCTCAAGTTTCATTACGCTCGGCAACTGGTGCCTCACGAGAGTTCGCAGCTGGATTAGATAGAGCATTCAATGATATTGCGATAAAACAAATGGCAGCATCATATGGCGAACTAACACAATTACAAAGTACTTTGTTCGGACTTTCGAAAAGATACTCAGAACAAACCGCAGCTGAAAGATTGGCGATTGACAGACTTGGAATGGCAGCTAAGCGCTCCGGAATTTCTTATGAAGATTTTGCTACAGTAGTCGATAAATCAGTTCGTATTTTTGGCGGGACCGCAGTTGCAGCAATGAATAAGCTGTACAATAGTGCTTTGGCCATTGGCGAAAAGCCGGCCCAAGTTGTCAAAGCATATACACAATCTTTAGATGTTTTAGCTCAATACACCGGCCCAAGAGCAATTAAAGTATTCCAAGAGTTGGTTTCTTGGCAAAAGTCAACAGGAGTTGAAACACAAAAGCTTCTTAACATTGTTTCTCAATATAATACTTTCGAATCTGCGGCAACGTCTGTTTCAAGGCTAAATACCATTCTAGGCGGAGCGTACTTCAATACAATTCAAATGCTTAAAGCCACTGAAAGCGAAAGAATACAATTGCTCCACGAAGGCTTTAGAGCAACAAATATGAATTGGGATTCTCTGGGAAGATATCAAAGACAAGCCGTCGCCACAGCCGCGGGAATTAAAGATTTGAGCGTTGCGGCAGCTATATTCAGAGGTGAACTGGGAAAGGTCAACGAAGTACAAGCCCGAGCCGCCAGACACGCCCAAGCGCAACAAAGACTTATTGAACTTGGAATGCAGTTTGTGCCAATTGGACAAAGGATGGTTCGCGTAATGCAAGAGTTTGGTGTTTTTGCACAAAAATTAGTACCATATATACAAACAATTGCCGAAATATTAAATAGAATGGAACCATCAACTGCATTATTATATTTAGGCTTTTATAAACTCTCCACAGCCATTGCCGCTTTCACTTTACGCGCCGCCGCCGCCCGAATCGCAGTAGGCGGTATGGCCGGCGGCCTTAGCAGCATGGTAATGGGAATCACAGGTCTCGTGCCATTAGTGGCACTCCTAGGAGTTGCGTTCGTCTCTCTCCAACAAAAGGTAAATAAAAAAGGATCGCCCCCATTCTGGAAAGTTTTTGGCACGATGGCCAGCGGAATACATAGTTTTGCCCAGGGCGCTAATAATGCAATTGATGCAGCAAGAAAATTAGGAAGTACAATTTCCGCTTTGCCAACAGATAGAATGATCAAAGTTGCCCAAGTAACTAGACAAGTTGGCGCCTCTGCAGCCGCAGTTTCTGGCGGTGCATCTTCCGGCCGAATGGCCGCTGTGTCGGCTCAAGCGGCGGCGATGGCCGTGTCAGTTGCGCGCCAAAATGAGCTTCCGGCCGGCGGCGGAGCAGGTCGACTTCCGCCCGGCGTACTAGTTACAGACAGCATCAACGTGAAAATTCCTGATTACCAGTTTTCACGAGCAGTTGGAGATGTCGTTTCAGCTAATATGGCCTCGCGCGAGCAATCCGCTAGATTAAGGAGCACGTAATAAATGGCAAGAATTAAAAATGTAATGAGCGGCATGCCTAGTGATGTTGGGTTCGCCACTGCAGGCTCCTGGGGGAAAATTAAAATTGTCCACCTAGGCTCAGAAAGTGATAGTGAAAAGTCACTAGTTGTAGAATTTAAAGCATTTATTAAAAGATTTTCTGATCGATTCGACGGCTCCTGGAGCGAACAGCAATATCCCAATCAATCTGTGCCTATCGCACATCAAGTAAGGCCAAAAAGAAGTATGCACCTTGAATGGACCGTTCCGGCAGCAAACGAAGCAGAAGCGATTAGTAATCTAGCAAAATGTGCGGCTTTGGCCCAAATGATGTTCCCAAGCCTAAAACCGGCGGATAATTGGGCTCACACTGGCCGATTATATTATCCACAATCTTCTTTTATTGGCATCAAATTTGCCAATATCATTCAAGATGGCTACGGAGATCCAATGCGCGGATATGTAAATGGATTTAATTTTACTCCAAATTTTCAAGAAGGCGTATTCGTAACTAATCGAAAAAAAGCCCCCCGCAGGGTAAAAAATATTATTGACGAAGATAATAAAGCGGGATTTCTTGCTCCTATTTTTATAGATATAGCTTTAGATTTTACTCCGTTTTATGTTCGAGACGATATAGGATTTATTGGAGACGAATGGGGCGGTTCATGGCCCGGCTCACCCATGATATATGGTGCTGATTTTAACGCAGACGGAAACACGATTGCTGATGGTAAGAAAAGAGACACAAAAAAGACAGACTTATGTATAACAAGCGCAAAAGAAGGCGGATCCCACAATGCTTGTGGTCGATCTGCCCGGGCAGGCGCATCAAGCTTATTAGGGTAGGAGGGTGAAAATTATATGCGCTATAAAAAAAGATTTGTAGTATTCAATAAAAGCTCATTATACAAAGATCACTTCAAAGACCGCAGCGTTTTATTTATTCGCCACTACAAAACACCCACCTTTGTACACCCAACGATAGAGCAAGTAAAAGGTTTAGATGAAATTAACCACGTTTGGTCACAAGGAGACCGCTATTATAAATTGGCACATAAATATTATAAAGATTCAAAACTATGGTGGGTGATCGCATGGTACAACAAGGCACCAACAGAAAGTCATCTCGAATTAGGGGATATTATTTATATACCACTGCCACTAAATAAGGTACTTAAGTATTATAAGCTCTATTATTAGCGAGGAAAAAATTATAACTCATGGCCAAATTCGACTTAGTAAAACAAAAACAAGAACAAGCTCAGCGCGCGCGCTTCCAAGAGCAGTGTTTTCTTTTAAGCAATAGGCACGAAATAATTAAATCATTAAAATCCGGCCCAGATGGCAAAGGTATGCTAAGGGCAACCACAGGTGCGGACAAACAACCGGAGAGAGTTTTTGACTTTTATCACATCGTAGCTTTAGATGCATCGAGCCCTGACACACTAGCTTCTCAAATAAATGCAATTGACGGCGCAGAATCTTTTTTTAATTTAGATGCGGAAATTCTTTCTCAACTTAAGCCCATTGTTGAGCTTCACAAGGTTTACCCCAACCTTTTAATGACAGATAAAACAGGCCAATCTATCCCGTATAAAGTTCCAATAAAACTAGGAGAAGGAATAACAGATTCTAATGCCGACCTTACAGACGGTGCGCATAAATTTTCATCTTTAGACAGCCTATTCAGGGACCAAGGTGCTCTAGGAAATGCAATGCCTTTTAATTTTGAAATTAGGTTTGCAGGAAAAGATATTGCTTGGGTAAATGCTATTGACAAATTTAATTTTAGCCTATCGCTCTCTTCTTTTTCTCTTTTTAACCACGTGTTTGAAGAGCCACACCCCACGAAAGATGGCGAAAAAATTAAATGGAGTTATAAAGATTTAATATCAGCGTCAGATAAATTTAAGATGTGGGGAGAAGGAACAGAGCAAATAGTTGGCGGCAAAAGCCCCGACGCGACGCCGGCGTTCGAGTGTGCATATGATTACGATAGCCCAGACATGGACCCAGGCAAGATTTTAAACTCATTAGATGAACTTACAAACGCAACAAATCCAGAATATTTTGAAATTCAAGCCGTCATAAGGTACGACCCGGATAGCATTAATTGGGATAGTATGGCGGAAACCCTGTGGGACTGGCGCGCAGAAGCGCCCGACGACTTTAGCAATGAAGAAAAACTAAAGAATTTTTTAAAAAACTCAGCACTAGTTGTCCGCTTGCAATTTAAGCAACATAAAATTGTCTATAGTGTTGGTGGCTCCGGAGGCGCCGACACAGAATTTATATTAAATTTAGAATATGCGGCTTATTTGGAGAATGTGCTGAAAACTTCTGACTTGGATTTATTGAAGCTGGGAGGCACAGAAGAGGTAAATTTGGCTAAAGTAGAACGAGACTTTTTGTTGGCAAAAAATTTGCTAGCGCACGTTAGAGCTAAAGACCTCACTTTGGCAGAAGCTATATCGTCAGAAGGCGCCGGAAAACCTGGCGCAAGCAACATTACAAAATCCTATGCCCTCCTCAGAGACCGCTTAGTAAAAAAAATGGACCACCAGGGTACTTGGATGATTAAAATGCCCATTACTGCCCGCGACAAGGTGTTGCCGTTAGACCAAATTATTCCATCCGGCCGCGAAGTAGATGACAATTTTATAGCCGCCGGCGCCAGACCCGGGCAAAGGAAACAACTGAAATACACTGAGAAAGGCGAAAGGCTCAAGAAGGACTCCGATGATGAGCGAACTGAAGCACAAATCCAGGCAGGTATGTCATTAGAAGATTATTTATTAGCAGTGCAAAGATCCAATGCAATTGAAGTCTTTAAAGAATTAGTAGAACAATATGCAAAATATTTAGCAAGAGTGAGACGCCTTTACCAAAGAGAAAGGTATCAAAGTTTTTTTAGTGATCTTCTTGGGCTCTCCAGAGTTTACAAAATGAACGTAAAGCCGGAAGACGTTGGAGTGCTTAAACCTAGATCCGGTGGCCGGCCCGGACGCCTTGTTGCCGGCACAGCCGCCGTCGCAAAGTTCCGAAAAAAACAAATGGAAAGCTCGCCCGCCGGATCACTTCAACTAAGAATTAAGCAGATTGGAGTTGCGGCCGTATCCGGGAAAATTGGTAAGGATATCAAGGCGTTAAATAAAGCTTTGAATGAAAAGTTTGTGAAAGACACTGGCATAAAAGGGGGGCAATTAGCAGCTTCAGAATTGCTTAGGGACCAACAAGATCCCAAACATAAGTACAAAACTCCAATAGTGCCAAAATTTGTGTGGAATAAGAACAAAGGTGGCGAAAAATTACTTTATTTTACAACATTTGGGGACATCCTCGATGTTGCCATAAATTTAGCAACGAGAGAGCACAACAAGGATGCCACCATGGCCGACAGAATGCACGACGGCGCACTCATGTCCGGCCACGGCCTTTTCGAAAGGCGTTTGGGTATATTACTTGGACCGCTGTATGAAGATGCAAATAATCGCAGCGAAAGCAGATATCACAATTTAGCCCATACGCCAATTGCATTATCAACATTTATGGGCTGGTGGGTAGAAAATGTAACATCGAAAGAAAGAACTGTATATACGCTAGGTCAATTTATCAGAGATCTTTTTAAAGGTTTGATAAGTAGAATGTTGGGAGAATCATGCATTGAAGGCGGCGGCCGCAAAGGTGAAAATATTAAAATTCTAACATTCACAAGCCCATGTATCGGGGACGAAGATGATCCAACACCGCCATTTTTTCCAAATGGACACCCAAGTAAACCATACAAGAAGGATGAGAAAGGCAGTTCTAGAGCCATTTTTTGGACTAGCGCAAACGGCGCGCTATTTTTGGGCAAAAATCTCCGCGACGCGTCTCCGGAGGAGAAATATGAAGAATTCTCCCATGCGACGGGCGACCCCACAACCCCTCCTAGAAATGAAGTAGAAGCTGTTGTTAATTACAAAAGACCCCCGGGCGCCCTCCCAAGCTTAAACTCCTGGGCCGACACAATGAGCGCCGATGAGACCAATGATATATCTGGTAAGCTCACACTAATTGATCCAAATCTACCGCTCGCCAAACAATTTAATTATATGTTAATATATGCACATAGTTACGACCCTAGAAATTTAGACCCTATGAGAGAGAAAGAAAATATTCGAAAAGGAATATATTATTTACATCTGGGCAAGATAAAATCCATCGTAAAAAGCGCCTCGTTTACTAGGATGGAAATTCCTTTTTGGAGAGAAATGAATGTAACTGGCCAACCTACGACCTCCGGAGGGATGATGCTGCGAGATGTTTATGATGCAAATGTAACTTTATTTGGCAATAATGCATTTAAAGTAGGCTCTCATGTATTTCTTGACCCAACTAAAGATGGGGCCACAGATTGGACTGAATGGAAACAATTGGGAGTGGGAGGCTTTTATTTAGTAACTGCTATTGAGCACGTTCTTTTACATAGAGATTCTGTAATACAAGAAACAAGCCTGAGACTACGATACGTCGGCGCCGGCGGCTGCCACAAGCAATCACCCGTGCAGAGGGATGCATAAATGGCATACGAAAAAAACATAGAAAAAGAAATCGCTTTTGGTAAAAACACACTAGGGGCAGAAGCGGCATATGTAGAAAAAAAATTCTACTATGATGAAGTATACCCAAATGGAGAGACACCATGGCCTGATAGGCCACTAGATTTTGTTAATGAAAACCCTTTGTACGGAAAAGTCGATTTAAATAAAAACTTCATTTATCCAAAAACCTCTATTGACACCAGACTCCTTTATGGCAGAGAAATAACGACGGAGTATATGGCACCTTTAAAAACGGGGGAAGAAACACATAAAAAATTAAGAGCTTTTAATTTCGTAGCCGATGCCTTTGCGGAGCTTCGAGGTTATATTAAAGGATATCTTAACAATGGTTATATTCAACCCGATAAAATAGTCTCTAAATGTGAACCAAAAAAAGCATTTGTCGACGTTAGAAAGACTTGGGAAGTACACAAAGATGCCCACTATGCAAGTTTTTCTGCGGTATATCTTTCTTTAACGTCAGACGAAAACCCGTTAAGACAGTTTCCAATAAAAGAAAAAGTTGAAAACATTTCACATTTTATGAAATATTACATGGAGTTTGTAAAAACAAAAGCAAGCACGATACCGCTGACAATGAGTGGTGTAATATCTAAGACAATCGTCTCGCCGCTTTCAACAGGGCTGTGTATTGAAATTCATGATGAGGCATATGACAATGATAAAGCAAAACAAGAATTTATAGAAAGTCCAAACTTTAACTTTTTTAAATGTGCGGCCAGATTGCATGGATTTATATTAGATAGAAATGTGCCATGGCGCTTAATTGCAGATGTAACATCATATAAAATGAGAGAATATATGCGCATTGCTTTTGAAAGGCCGCAAATCGAAGCCGCCAGAGCAGAGACGCTAGATGCAAAACAAAACGAATTAAATACTATGAGACCGTACGCAACGCCGCTGCAGGACATCCTCAATAGGACTGTAGAAAGCCCCCTAGATAAGTGGAACCAAAACAAAATTGCAAACTTTCAAAATGAAATACAAGAAGAAATGGAATCAGTCAGGGCTATGGTGGCACAAAATAATAGCGCCATGTGGGAAATGAAATCACTTAAAAATGCCAGTGACGCAGAGTCGACGCCAGACGGGAAACCGAATTGCAATGGGAGTATTTGCCAAGCTAGGATTATGAAATTAAGTTTTTTCTTCCAAGAATATTATCATCGAGCATATTTAGAAGATATTTGGCACATGCGCAGAATGATATGGGGGTTTTGGAAAAGCTGGATAACTGCAAACCCTATGGTTAAAAATATTCGAACCAAAGGATGTCTCGACGCGGGATTCAAAACAATGGTCATCGAAGAAAAAGAAGTAGAAGATATTAACTGGCAAAAATATAAATTGCAATTTGATGAAAAATTTTGGTTGAAATTTTATTTTAATGTTCGATCACAAGAAAACAAAATATTGTGGCCACAACCAGAATATAGGAAAAAGTTAAAAAGAGTAAATTTTTTAAATAAAATGGTTGACTTTAATCGAGCAACAGGTTATATTAATAGTATGACTAAAGACAAAATGCTCGAAGCACAGAACATATATATTTCCAAACCGGAGCCAGAAGATATGCCTTTAGATTGGATTTAGGAATCTATTTTGCTTTTCCAAACATTTGATGATAAAGAAAAGTGCGGCACTTTATATGCTAAGGAACGGCTTTATTTCGACAAGCATCCTTCCAAATTAACTAAAACTTGGTCATACTCAGAATTTTTAATAGATAAAAATATTGAATACGCACAGCTTTATTGTCGCGGCCAAAAGCTTGATCAAGTTTGTCCAGATTATTTAAGAAAAGAATGGGACAAAGTAAATAATAAATTAAAAGCTTTTTATAGATCAGTTGTAGAGGCAGAACTAGATCTTAACGAACATTGTTTTTATGATATGGCTCCCCGAAAATTTTTAACTGATTATGCAGAAGTGAAAAATAAAATTTGTAAATATATTTTTGAAGCCTACGAAAAGCCGCAAAACTACGATTACATATTAGGTCTCACAAAAATTTTAGTCGAGATTAAAAATAAAAAATTAAACATAGATTTAAAAAAATTAAATAAAGAAATTCACAAATTTAAAGTGCGCCAATTCGTAAAGAAAGTAAAAAGAATTTCACCCTATATAAAATATGATTCTTTTAAAACAAAAACTGGACGCCTAGTTACGCGCCCAAACTCATTTCCAATTTTAACAATGGACAAGTCTTATCGTAAAATTCTAAAACCTAACAATAATTGGTTTTTAGAGTTTGACTATAACGCTGCAGAACTTCGCGTAATGCTCGGATTATTAGAAAAAGAACAACCAAAAGAAGATTTACATGAATGGAATTTGAAAAATGTATATGATGGAACGGGCACGCGAGAAGAAGCAAAAAAGAGAGTGTTCGCTTGGTTATATAATCCAGAATCAAAAGATACCCTTTCGAACAAGGCATATGACAGAAACAAAATTTTAGATAAATATTGGGATGGAACTAGTGTAAAAACGTGTTTTAATAGAAAGATTGAAGCGGACGAATTTCATGCATTAAATTACATAATCCAATCAACAGCAGCAGATTTATTTTTACAACAAATGATCAAAGTCTGGGAAGAACTTAAAGGCAAAAAATCTTATATTGCATTTTGTATGCACGATTCCCTTATAATTGATTTCTCTGAGGAGGACCAGCAT